GTTGCATTGAGAAATCCACTATAATAGTGAAAAGTAGTGATATGGCTAAGTTTGAGAAAGGACATAAAAAAAAAGGTGGTAGAGAAAAAGGAATTGAAAACAAAATCACGCAAGACGCGAGAGAATTGTTTATTAGTATAATGGAGGGCGAAGTATGCCACGTTCAAAAGGCATTAGCTGATGTAAGAAATGAGGATTCAGTAAACTATCTAAGATTACTAACTAACCTATTCCCTTACTTCATACCGAAAAAGACAGACGTTACCACAAACGGCAAGGATATTAACATGACAGATAGTAAGCCATTTCACGAATGGGCGGACGATGATAAAGCAGAATAAGAAATACAAAGAATTATACACTACCGATAAAAGATATATCATCATAACGGGCGGAAGGGGTAGCGGTAAATCTTTTCACGCAAATACAGCCATGTGTTTGTTAACCTATGAGCAAGGGCACAGAGTATTGTTTACTCGATATACAATGTCAAGTGCCGAAATATCTATTATTCCTGAGTTCACCAATAAGATTGAACTGATGAATAAAGAGGAAGACTTCCACGTAAACAAAACAGAGATAACAAACAAGGTTACTGGTAGCGAAATAATCTTTAGAGGCATCAAAACAAGTTCGGGCAATCAAACAGCTAACCTAAAAAGTATTGCTGATGTTACAACGTGGGTATTAGATGAAGCAGAGGAGTTGATAGATGAAAGCATCTTTGATAAGATAAACCTATCGATAAGAACTAACAAAGCAAAGAATAGGGTTATAATGGTTCTCAACCCATCAAATAAAAAGCATTGGATATATAAAAAGTTTTTTGAAAAGCATTTATCATTTATAGAGATTGATGGCGTTAAGATAGAAACAACCACCCATCCTGATGTACTGCACATTCATAGCACCTACTTAGATAACATCAATAACCTTTCTGCATCGTTTATTAAGGACGTAGAAGAGATGAGAAAAATAGACTTTAACCACTATTGCCACGTTGTATTAGGTCAATGGCTTGGTAGGTTAGAGGGCGCGTTGTTTGTTGAAGATACTTTTAGATACTTCAAAACATTGCCTGAGCATAAGCCTGACAGCATACTTGGTTATGTCGATGTTGCAGATGAAGGTAGCGATTACCTATGCGCGTTGTGGGCAAGGATATACGATGGCAAGATATATATTACAGATGCTATTTTCACACAAGACACAATAGATATTACTTGCCCGATGGTTGCAGCTAAGATAAAGGAGTTGAACGCTGACTACACCCGTATTGAGGCAAACAATCAGGGGAGTGGTTTCATTCGCTTACTTCGTCAATCGGTGCAAGAGGATAAGGTGTTGAGTATTAAGAACACCGCAAACAAGCACACGCGAATATTAATGGCTTACCACATCATTAAAAATAAATTCGTGTACGTTCACCCTGAGAAGCAGACAGATGAATATAGGGCAATGATGCAGCAAATATACGAGTATAAGAAAGACGGTAAGAGCAAGCACGATGATGCACCCGATGCGATGGCTGGGCTGGCGAACTTCATACAAGCCTTACTGCCGCACATCTTTGAATAAAAAAAATTACCGATTACTTTTATAATTAATTTTAAAAAAAATTATTACGATGAGTTATGTATCTAATTTAGTGGCTCGAATGTTCGGGCTTAGCACCTTTAACGGTATGTACTCAACATCTATTTACGACCGTAAGAATCCGATTCTTATTGATACGGAAAACAAGCTAAGAATATATAACACCATACCTCATCTTCAATCAGTAATCAACCAGTTAGCCGACATGTTTAAGAACATGGAGATAAAGCTATATGATAAAAAGACTGGCGAAGAGATTAAAGAGCATGAGGTATTAAACCTATTGAATAGACCTAACCCGTTAAGAACGCGCGAGGAGTTTCTATTTGAATACTATGTGTTTAAATCTGTGTTCGGCAATGCCTTCATATACGAGATTAAAGGACTGCCAAGCGCGTTACCTTCTTTAATGTGGAACTTACTACCAAGCGATGTGGAGGTTATTCCAACCGGTAAGTTATACAATCAAACAACGGTCGATGGAATTATTAAGTCTTATAAGGTATATGATCAAGGCACTTACTTTAATGTGCAGCCTTCGGATATGATATATAAAAATGAGGGAGTTGGTGGTAACCTTATAACATCACAAAGCAAGATTGATTCTTTGCAGTTGCCTTTATCGAATATCATTGGTGCGCTTAAAAGTGAGAACGTATTAATTGTTGAACGAGGTGCTGAGGGTATATTAAGCAATGAAAGCCAAGCCGATGGAGGCGCGATACCTTTAGGTAAGGAAGAACGCGATAGAATAGAACGCGAGATGGGCAGAAGTTATGGCATATTCGATGGGCAGAAAAGAAAGATAATCACCAATAGTTCATTGAAGTGGCAGCCGATGACATTCCCTATTAAGGACTTGATGCTATTGGAGTGCATAGAAAGCGACTTTCAAACTATATGCGCTGCTTATGGTGCTGACCGCGATGTATTCCCAAGCACGAAGGGCGCAACATTCGAGAATAAAAACAACGGGGTTAAGTCAACCTACCAAAATACTATACAACCTCAAGCCGATGACTTAATGAGCATCTTAAATGCGGCTTTTGGTTTAGAGAAACAAGGGCTTTACTTATATGCTGATTATTCTTATTTGCCAGTGCTGCAAGAGGATAAACAAAAGGAAGAACAATCCGAGAAAACAGAAGCAGAAAAAAACAGCATCAATGTAAATACAATCATTACTTTGAATAGAGCGGTGTTAAATGGAGAGATAAGTCGTGATGTTGCGGTGAACATATTAAGCGATGTAATGAAGCGAGGTGTGGAGGAAGTAAACAATCACATCAATTAAAGAAAAAAAATTGCGAATAGTTTTTGTATTTATTTTTGAAAAGAAATGGAAGAAGCGAAAAAACATATACTAAGTGAAGCCGATAAGAAAGCGGCGCATTACTCAGTTAAAAGTGCTGATGCTAATATAATAGATGTTAGTACATCGTCCCGTATTGTTACGGGCTTCTTTAATTCTTATAACTTTTTCGATAGCGATAAGGATGTACTTATAATGGGCGCGGCAAAGAAGTCAATCGATGAGCGCGGTGTGAATAGTACAGCAGTTGCGAAGATTAAACACGCATTGAACCACGACTTGACGACCTTAGTAGGTAAGTTGCAAGTGCTTGAAGAAACCACAAAGAATGGAATTACTGGTATTTATTTTGAATCTAAGATTGCAAACACAACACTTGGTAATGATACTCTTATCAATTATAAAGAGGGTATTTACGACAATCATTCAATCGGTTTCAAGTATAATCAACTTTCTTTAATAGAGTCGGAAAAAAACCCAGTTGCTTGGAATGAAGTAGTTAGCAAATTAGTCAATCCTGAGGAAGCGGAAAAATACGGGTACTTATACTTAGTAAAAGAAATTAACCTATTCGAGGGCTCGACCGTTGCCTTTGGTGCAAATTCATTAACGCCATTCTTAGGTGTGAAAAGCGGAAGTAAAGAATCAATGACCTTAGCACTTGTAAGTAAATTAAATCAGCTTGAATATACAGTTAAGAACGGAATGCAAAGCGATGAAATGCTAAGCACGTTTGAACTACAAATTAAACAATTCAAGCAAATATTAAAAGAGATTGAAGTAGCTGAAACCTTTGATAAGCCCACACTTGCAAAAGTGCCGAGCGAAGCAAAATCAAGCGAACCGATAAAACCAAAATTCGACGTAAATCAAATCATTAAAAATCTAAATTTCTAAAAAATGGAAGCACAAGACCAAAAAGCGTTAGTTGACGCAATCAACATTGAAGTTGGTAAAAAACTTGATGCGGTGAAAGCCGAATCATTAAACGAAGTAGCAAGTTTAAAAGCCGAATTAGAGGCAGTTAAAGCAGCTAAAGAAGAATTGAAAAGCGAAGTGAACGGTGAGATTGTTAAATTGAAAGCAGCTAATGAGGCAGCCGTAGAAAAAACAGAGTCTTACAAATCACTTGCTGACTTATTCGTTGACGGTTACAGAGCAATCGTTAAAGAAAACGGTGCTAACATGAAAAAGAAAGGGTTTAGCGCTCAGATGAATGTTAAGGCTGCTGGTACAATGACCACTGCTAACATCGATGCTGTTGGTACTAACAGTATCCCTTATCAATTAGCTTCTTTTTCAACTGGCTTGGTAACAACTAAGAGAAGAAGACCATTCATCATTGACCTTACTAACTTCGGTCGTACTGACAAGATGTATGTTCAATGGGCTGAGATGGCTAACAATGACCCGGGCACAGCTGGCATGACTGCTGAGGGTGCTGCTAAGACTCAAGAAGATTTCGACGTAAACGAGAAATCTGCGAAAGTTGAGAAAGTAACGGCTTACACAAAAGTATCAATGGAAATGTTAGATGATGTTGCTTTCATGGAAGCAGAAATCAGAAACAACTTAATTGAGTTGATTGCATTGAAAGCGGATAGCGGTGTATTAAGTGGTAACGGTACTACTCCGAACTTGAATGGTATCATTACTCAATCAACTACTTACGCTGCTGGTTCTTTTGCTGGTACTTTCGGAACTGCTGCTAACAACTTCGATGTATTGCGTACTGCAATCAACCAAGTTGAGGCTGCTAATTACTTACCTTCTGCAATCGTGTTACACCCGACAGATGCTACCTTCATGGAGTTGACTAAGGCAACTGATAATGGTTATGTTGCACCTTCATTATTCGTAGTTAACAACGGTGTTACTACTTTCGCTGGTATTCCAGTTATTAAAAACACTGGTATCACAGCTGGTACTTTCTTACTTGGTGATTTCTCTCAAGTTAACGTGAGAATGAGACAAGATGCTACTATCTCAATGGGCCACGAAAATGATGATTTCACTAAAAACTTAATCACTATCCTTGCGGAAATGAGATTAGTTTGCTACGTGCAGTCTAACAGAGTTCTATCTTTGGTTACTGGTTCATTCGCAACTGCGAAAACAGCGTTAAACGCATAGTTAATAGGGTGAGGAATTAAAACACCTCACCCTTTAATTTTAAAACTATAAAAAATGGCTAAGAAAGTAAAAGAAGTAGAGGTTATCGAAGTTGCAGAAGTTGCTGCTATTGTTGGCGACGTGTCAATTAAAATAATCAAAGATACTCAACACCTTAAAAAAGGTGAGGTGTATAAAGAAAGCGGCGATATTGCTTCGTTATTAGTAGCGAAAGGTATTGCCGAAATAATCTAAAAAAACACTTTTGTTTGTTTGTTTTGTTTGGAGGTGGGCGGTAAAAAACCCACCTTTTTTTTAAAGATAAATTTATAATTATGGCATCAATATTAGTTAAAACAACAGACTTCACTGGGCTTTATTACATCGCTCAAACAACATACACTACACCAATATTGCAAGCCTATATTGATGAGTTTGAAAAGACATACATTCGTAAATTGTTAGGCTTAGAGTTAGGCGACTTGTTCATTGCATCGGTAACAAACTACGCGCCAGTTGGTGCGAGATACCTTAATGTGTTTAACCCTTTGGCAATTCAAGTAAGTGGCTTAAATAACGGTGTTAGTCTATTGCAAGAGTATTATACAGAGGGCAGAATATTCGAGAGTAGAGGGATGAAAGAAATATTGAAAGGCATTATTTATTGCTTATACGTACAAGGTACTCAGGCGCATCATTCACAGAGCGGTGTTGCTAAGTCTTTAGCCGATGTAGGTATAGTAATGACGGGAGAGAATGCAGCGCGTATGGGCGAGATTAGACACAATGGAATCATATCCGATTGGGAGGCGGTTCAATACTATATTCACGTAAACGCGGCAACATATCCTGAGTACGATGGCTTGCAATTACAACCTAAATACAGCGCGATATTATGATGTATAAAACAGATATAATAGATTACTTGAATAGCGTACTAACTGCGGTGAATAAGACCGTAACAATTACGGCAACAAGTAACCCAAGCGTGGGCGTTTATACCATTACCGTTGATGATGTTAAATGGATTCAACCAAGCATAGTGCTATCGATAGGGAATAATGATTACACCGTAAGTTCGATTTCGGGCTGTGTGATTACTCTAAGTGGTAGTGCTGCAATAGTTGTTAGTTCATTCACGTTGCCAACGGTTTACTTTTTTCATGGGACGGTTAAAGAAACAAACATCACTTTAACTAAAAGGCAGTTCGATACACAGAAAACACCGCTTGTCTATTTGCTTGAAATATTTAGCGAAAGGTTCAATGAAGATGTTGATGAGTTTGAACGCGTTAGTGATTTGCGTTTATTCTTCCTTACTCATGCTAATTTTGAAGAGTGGGAGATTGACGAGTTTTACGCTAATAGCATCAAGCCTATGCAAAGATTGGTACAACACTTCATTGATACGCTTAACAAACAAGTGAGAGTTCAGCAGATAAGAGAATACGAATTAACTAACCTTTCTCGTTTTGGTGTTTACGTAAATAACAAAGGCTTTGAATCAACATTGTTTGAGGATAAATTAAGCGGTGTTGAGTTGCGTATTTCGCTTGAATTAAGAAAGCCGACCGATTGCGGTGGGTATTGCTAACAAAAAAAATTGGCAATTATAAATTGGATTAAATTTGATGAATAAATAATAACTTTTAAAATTAAAAATTATGGCAAATTGTTGCAGTCTTACAGTCGCAAATACAGGGTTTGGCTGTACCCCTATCATGGAAGTGGTAGAGAAATTCATTGAAGTATCTTACTTTAAAGAAGATGGTACTATCAATGAAATTGATTTGACAGATACATTCAACTTAGCTTACTTTACCGCATTGGTGAATAACGCTGATGAAACTTTGCGTTGGTATCCATTGCCGTTCGTTAAGAACATGGTGGATGAGCGCGCAGATTCTGACTTTGAAACTTTTGATGACAAGACTAAAATCGAAAGACAAGTTGGTATTCGTTCAGTTAAAACAATGATCACTACTTTAGGGAATAACGCTGGTGCTGTTTCTCCTCAAATGGTTGGTAAGATAAACGATAAGAAATGTAAAGTTTCGGGCTTGTTTGGTATTACTAAATCAAAGCAATTGGTAGGTGAAATGATTAATGATGGTTACTTGGCGCCAATTAGAATCGACAACGGTTCTATTTCTGCTAAATTAATCAAGACTGGCTCAGGTGCAACGACTCAAAAAATTGACTTAGCTTTCGATTGGCATTTAGATGTACAAGATGAGAGACTTCGTACTTTGGAAGCAGACGAAATGAGCACAGATATTAGCTTGTTAAACGGCTTGTTAGATGTTACTTCAACATACAGCGCAATCGGTCAAACATCGTTTAAAGCGACTTTAAAAACACAATACGGTTCATTCTTGAATCCTATTTTAGTTGAAGGTTTAGTTGCTGGTGATATGGCTCTTTACAATGTAACTGATAGTGCTTCGGTAACTATTACATCTATTGCTGAAAGTCCTGATGGAACGTATCAAATTAACTTTGCTTCGCAAACGGTTGCTGATGTGCTTCGTTTAACCATCACTAAAAACGGTTACAACTTCGCAGCGGTAACAGCTAACACAATTACGGTAGCATAAATTTAGGGGAGGGCTTCGGCTCTCCCTTTTTAAAACTAAAACAATGGCAGCAGAAAATGAATTTTTAAAAGTTGGTGGTGTAACCTTCGCACTTTACGGTGTGGCTGGTTTAACTAAAGACGAATTTGTATCGATGTACAAAGGCACTCCCCAGCTTACTGATGGCTTAGATAAGATTTGGGCGACCTTAAAAGCAGAGTGCAAAGCGAAAGGTATTGTGTGGGCAGAGGATGCGTTAAAAGAAGCGCCAGCAAACACAGACCTACAAGTAAAGCCTAAGAAGAAAAAGAAAAGCGATAAGTAAACAATGAAGGCGCTGGCTGATTTGTTGAGAAAGATAATCGGCTTAGAAAGCAAGGCGGACAAATTGTTTATTGAAATATTGAAGGATAGCAACGTACAAGCGCAGATAATTGATTTCAATTTAGAGCAAATGTACGAGGGAGGGATAGATAGCGAGGGGCGTTCTTTGGGTGAATATGCCACGATAACGGTGCAATACTACAAGCCTTTAGCGCGAAGTTTGGGCAACGATGGCAGGACAGACCACATCACGTTAAAAGATACGGGAGAGTTTTATAAATCATTTAGAATTAAAGTAGAAAATGACGGGTTCAAAATCACAGCGGACACAATCAAAGAAAACACAGATTTGGCGCAAATTTACCCCGATGTTATTGGGCTTACTAAAGAGAGTAAGCAAATGGTTAGTGAACTTATTACACCGTACTTTATTGAAAGCATACGCAAAGAACTATTGGTGTAGTATTGAGGAGATGCCTATTTATAACTGGTTAAAATGGCACGAGGATAAGGACGATAAGTGGCTAAGTAAAAAAGGCAAAGCTGGGTTACTTACTTCGTACTTTGGAAATAAGTTGATGACACAATTTATTGAGCGTTTTGGCTTTAGTGAATCGTTTATAAAGGCTTTAGAAAAGGAAAAAGAATTGGTATTGTTACAGGCACGAATGGCAATAACAGAGGATAGAAGTTTGAGCGCGTTCATTAAGATTTGTCAAATAGAGATTGAAGCGTTGAGAGCAGAAACGCAAGACAGAAGCGACTTTTACGAGATTAAAGGAGTGTTAGAGCACGAAATGGGGTTTCAGATTGATATAAAGAAAGTAAGTGTAGCAGAATACTATACCTACTTCAAAGCATTAAAAAAAATAAGACCTAAGCAAAATGGCTGAAAGCGGTAAAATAACGAGAGAGGATATAATCGCCAAAGACGCGTTTACGTCTGCCGTAGAGGAAGCGAAAGAATTGTTAAAGGTTGTTACCGACATTCAAAACGCGTTAAAAACTAAGGCTAAGCAATCAACAGACGGCTTCGCTATTGCATCACCTCAAACACTTGATGACGTTGCTAAACTAACCAAGCAGATTGAAGACTTAAAGAAGCAGATTGCAGCATTGGAAGCTGTAACAGAGAAACAAAAGAAAGCAACAAAGGATTTGACAGCGGCTCAGGCGCAAGAGAATTTAGCACGTCAAAAGCAACGCCAAGAGATAACCCAACAAGTTAAATTAAATAGCGACCTTACTACCACATACGAGAAGCAAGTTGTTAGATTAGCGCAAATCAAAAAAGAGTTAAAGAACATTAGTGCGGAAGGTGGCAAAGCACCTAAGGCTTTGACTGATGAGTTTAAAAAATTAGATACAAGCGTACGTAAGGCAGAGGAAGCAGTAGGAGAGCATCAAAGAAGTGTTGGTAATTACAAGCAAGCGTTACAAGGTTTGAGCGGACCGCTGGGCAATGCTGCAAATGGTATTAGTGGAATGGGGCAAGCCTTAAAAGGTTTGTTATTGAATCCAGTTGCGCTCGCTATTGCTGCCGTAGCTGCTGCTGTTTACGGATTGTTTAAAGCATTCACCTCAACAGATAGCGGTGCTACTGAGTGGGCGGTTAGATTAGAGCAAGTAAGCGCGATAATTGATGTTGTTAAAAATAGAGCACTATTGTTAATTGATGCTATTGTGGCGTTGTTTAGTGGTGATTTTACAGAGGCAGCGCAGAAGTTTGGTCAGGCGGTTAGTGCAAACGGTGATGATTTTGCAAGGGCAACAGATGGCGCAAGAAAATATATTGAGGAGTTAGATAAATTAGAAGATGCACAAAGTAACTTTTTAGTGCAAAGTGCTAAGATGAGCTTGAAAATTGCAAAGCTGGAGTTCGATGCAGCTGATAGGAAATTTAGCACTGAGCAACGAAGAAAGGCTTTAACTGATGCCTTAGAATTAAGCAAACAACAAGTAGAGCAAGAAAAGGCATTTGCAGAACAACTTTTTATAATAGAAGCAGAAAAATTAGAGTCATTAACTGGTGTAGACGCTGTTCGTTTAGCGCAGTATGTTGATATGAGCGAAGCAGAAAAGGAGAACGCGAGCGATGAATTGAAGATAGCAAGAAATAATTATGAAGATAAATTCAAACTATTGAATCAGTTGGGTACTAAAGTGTACGAAATAGAACAAAGATTCTATGATGAAAATAAAAAGAAGAATGCCAAGATAGCAGCATTTGATGAACAAATAGAAAAGGAAAAACAAGAGAAACAAGCGGCTATTGATGCGGCACGTCAAAAGGATGCCGAAAGAAGGGCGGAACTAAATGAAAACCAACGAAAAAAAGAATTAGAAGCCGAAAGAGTTAAGTATGAAAAAGAACTAAAAGAGGCAAAAAAGAATGGCGAAGATATTGAATTAGTTAAGCAAGTTCACACTAAAAATAAATTAGACATTAACACAAAATTTAATGAAAAAGAAGCTGCTGAATTTGACAAAAGAGAAGCGGAAAGAAAAGCAAAAGAAAGAAAAGCACAGCAAGAGGAATTGGATTTAGATCAAGAGAAGTTAGGTGGCAAAATAGCCATTAAAGACGAGGAAGAAGCAATACTATTAGAAGCTACGGAAAAAAACTATGCAGCTATTAAAACAGCAATAGAGGAGGAATATAATTTGAAAGCCGAAAAATTAGAAAAGCAAAAAGTTTTTGAATTAAGCAACAAAGATTTGACGGAGAATGAAAAGTTATTAATTGAAGAGAAGTTTAAAAATGATAGCCTTGCTTTAGCGCGTGAAAAAGCAGCGGAGTTGAAAGGTATTAACGAAAAAGAAAAAGAAGATAAGAAGAAGTTAAAAGCCGATGAATTAGCAGAGGAAAGAAAGGTACAACAACAAGTTTTACAAGGCATTGAACAAGGGACTAAAAGAAGAAGCGAGATAATTCAAAACGGCTTGAATGCTGAGATTAAAAAGCAAGATGAAGCGGTGCAAAGACAGCAAGAGTTAGCTGCAAAAGGCTTAGATAACACTTTAGCGTACCAAGAGAAAAAGCGCGAGGAGTTGCAAGTAAAATTAGAGCGTGAGAAGGAAGCAGAGAGAAGACGCGAGGAGGCGTTACAATTAGCTGGTGCTTTCTTAGGTTCGTATCAAAGTAGAGTAGATAAAGGGCAAGAAACGACGGCAGCAATGGCTGGTGCGCTTGCTGATACATTAATTGCAAAGGCGATTAGTTCAACAATAGCGGGTGCATTTGCTGGCGGTGTTGAGGACTTTCAAGGTAAAGGAACGGGAACGAGTGATAGTAATTTAATTGCATTCTCACATGGTGAATCTGTTGTAACAGCAAAGGCAACACAGCAATACAGCGGACTCGTTACAGCAATGAATAAAGGCTTGGTAGATGATTACGTGAAGCAAATGATTTTGCCTGACATGGACGCGCCAATGAAGTCGAACGGCAATAGTTTTCAAAGCGCTGCAATAGTGTACACGCTAACAAAAGAGTTAGGCGAACTGAAACAAGCAATTAAAAACAAACAAGAGATAAAAGTAAATTGGAACGCGCAAGGTGAACGAGTGGAGGAGATTGTTAAAGATGGAATGAAGAGCGTTATTAAGCACGTAACAACTGGAAAACGTAGATTATGAAGACTATATTCTATTTAAACGGTGCAGCGATTGAACCGCCAGCAAATCAAAAGGAGTTATCTATTCAACTTAACTTTGATAAGGACGCGCCAACGGCTCAGGTATCAATCAACAAGTGGCGATTCGTGCGCGATAACGCTGGCACAATTCAAGATTATATAGATGGTGGTCTATTGGGCGCTGGCACTATTTACGGCAATTACACAACATCGACGGGTATCTTTGAAGGTTTGCCATTTAAAATAGAATTAGAGCACTTAGGTACAACGGATGTTATATTTGACGGCTATTTAGATTTGAGCGACAACGTGGAGGTTAGCGATAACGATATAACCGCGAGCGCAAAAGAAACACACAAAATAGATTGGCTAAATGAAAGTGCCGATAGCGTAGACTTTCAATTCTTATACGACACACAACCATCATTATTCAATAATAAGTTTATCAATATACCTTACGTTATTAACACAATTCCAAAAGCTGGCGAAGCATTTTTAGCTATAATTTCCGCTTTCGTTATTACTAATTCTTTGATTGTTACGGGCAAAGATATATCGAAAGCAATAAGCAAAATAGGTACTGGTTGGGAAGCGGTGGGGGGTATCATTGAGTTGATTGCTGAAATCATTTACTTCATCACGCTTTTGGCTACTTTGATTAAATTAATTTATGATGCTTTCAACTACATCATTCAACCCGTTAAGTATCATCAAGCAATGAGGATAAAAGACCTTTTGGAAATTGGTTGCGCTCACTTTGGTTACACTTTTCAATCTTCGATATTTAGCGGTGAATTAAAGGACGCGGTGATATTACCTGAGAAGTATCAAAACCCTGACACAGATGGTATTTTAGGTTTTCTTAATCCTAACCAACCCGATATGCGAGGTTATTATAAAGGCACATTTGGGCAGTTGTTGCGCGATATTAAGTTGATGTTTAACGCGAAGATTATAATTAACAATGGCACGTTAATAATTGAGCGCCAAGATTACGATTTATTTCCAGCTACTACTTATCAACTGCCTGACCTTCGCAACGATTGGAATGGCTTTAATGCGGATGAATTTAAGAGCGGTTACTACTTAAAGTTTCAAACAGATTTAAACGATAAAAACACGATAGATAAATACGAGGGTACAGCGTATCAAATTACGTTGCAGCCTAACATAGTGAACAATCAATTCAATCTATTATATAAAGGCTATGAGCGTGTAGATTTCCCTTTTGCACTTGGTAAAAAGAAAACATCATTAACTTTTCCCGAGCAAGTATTTAGAGTAATATTAGATACCTTTAGCGCGGTCGCGAATGTTTTTGTGTTAATTATTAATGGCGCTATCGATGCCTTGCAAGCGGTGATTGGTTTAATAAATGATTTAATTGATGCGCTGGCGTTTGTTGGTATAGACATTAATTTTAATATACAAGCACCTGAGAATATTCCTCCAGTTGTTTTAGGTAATTTAATTACCGATAGGATTGGAATGTTGCTTTTAGAAAACGACTTTGTAAACGTACCTAAAATATTCATCATTCAAGAAGGAAGCACACCTCGTAAAACAGATGTAAATGAAACACTTAACGCAAAGTATCTTTGGGATAACTATCATTTTATTAATTCCTTTTATCCAATACAAGGAAAGCATAATCAGTTTATTAAGCGCACTTTTGATAACGTGCCTTTTTGTTTCGAGGATTATCAAAAAGTAAAATTAGACAACAGAATATTAACTAATTTTGGAGAGAGCGCATTAGTTGATTCTTTAGAGTGGAACGTGTATAGACAAAGCGCAAACATCAAATACAGAGTAAACAAATTATACTACAACAACTTTAAAACACCAACAACAAATGAAGCAACAGGAAATTAACCCAAAAGATTTACAAAAGGCAATGAAGGTATTAAGTGATTTATCATCTAACGCTTCTTTGTTTCAAAACCTTGCGGAAAATATGATAAATACTTTGTCGCCTGAGGACAAGGACAAAGTAAATAAGGCGGTGAATACAAAGGATATTAAAAAGGCAATGGATAAATTAAACGGTGCGCTAAATAAAATGCAAACATATGGCAGTAAGAGTAGATAGCATTTCGTTTAATAGCGAATTGACCAGCGGTTCAACTGATTACCTATTGGGCAATGTGCTTAATAGCGTAACGGCAACGGTGAATATATCGGTGGGGTGGTTTGCTTTTGCTTCGGCTTCAACTAAGATTCAATTCGCACCTACTACGGGCTATCCTAACCCTGATGAAGTAATTAGATGCAATAGTCCTTTATTTGCTGAGTTCAATTTAGGTGATACAATAGATGTTAATGGCACTACTTCCAACGATGGCAGCTATACGATAGCAGCTATTATAAGTGCAAATGAAATAAGACTAACAACATCGCTTGTTAATGAGTTAAGCAGCACAGCAGAAATTATAGGTACAACACCGATAACAGCATTGAACTACTTTTACAACTTGATAGAAAATGCAAATGCACCTTCTTATATCAGTCAAATTGATGGCAGCGTTCAAAAGTATTTAGCCTTTGATTTAGATGCAACAGATACAAGTACGGTAGTTCCATTCGCTGGTGTTGGTGCTAAGTCTTGGCAATGTGGAGGCGCAACAATCAAAGGCGATGGTGTAGATGCTTACTTTCAATACTTCGAGATAACGCACAACTTTTTAGTTATACCTTACTACATCGAGGGCGAATACAATGATTTGCTTGCTGGCATTAAGCCGTATAACTTCGATAACACTAATTCTTTAAAATACATTTCAAACTTTGAAGCACTATATTTTAGGACTGACCCTAACAAAAAGCAAATAGGTTCATTCGTAAGTAATAAAGGTAACGTGGGCTGGTTTGATGAGAACTTCAATACAGACCTTACAAACTATTCTCATACTGCGATAGTTCATAAGACACCAACAAATATCACTTTGCCAAGTGTTGAGATTTCACAAAATTTAAACACGTTTACCTTCGATGTAGTTAATACAACAGATGCGCCATTCGTAATAAATACAACGGCTTGTATTTTAGGCTTCTCTTTACTTAGTGATGAGATAGATTATACCGATGCAGCAAAGACGGTAGAGCAAAACTTTTATATCGACAGAATTATAACAACGGTTACAAACAACGCGACAACAGCGACGGGTGATTACATTGAGAACTTGAACGTGGAATATATTAGCAGTAGTACAGTAAGGGTAACGGGCAACTTTAAATTTTCTGCTGGCGATGTTACTTATTTAAGTGCTTTGAGTGGCAAGCGTTATTGTATGACATTCGATGTAGTTGATGATGCTTTAACTATTGATAATGCAGATAGGGTAACACTTTTAGTTGATGCAAACGACCTTTATATTGATACTTCAAACGATGGCTTGATTGTATTTGATACCACGATTGTAACGATGGCGGACCAGCCGCAAACGGGTGTACTAAATACGGAGGCTTTCCCGACCGATGCTATTGTGATTCGCTCAATCATTGCTTTTGATTACGAAATCAATACGGACTTTACGAGTATAACAGCAAAGATTATAGCTGAGAATTCGACGGGCGATTCATTTGATTTAGATTCGTTTAGTTTCAACTTAAGCACACAGCCTAAGGTTAGTGATATAATGCAGATTAACATTAACCAACCGCGCCCGTTTATACCGAGCGGTGAGGACTTTTTTCAAAACATAATTGTTAAACGTAGAAGTGATTTAGATGCTGGCAATCTTTATTATTATGAGATTGATTTTCCTATCTTATTCCGTTGGGAATATTGGAGGTCATTGCTGGGTGTTAACGCTGCTTTTTTTAACACTTCACTACCGAATAACGGGTATAATAATTTATGGTACAGATACGATGCAGCGCCATTCAATATCAAGGGGGTGATTCAATTAGATTTAATAAACGATGGGAACGCTTTAAGTTTTGAGGACAAAATAACCTTAGACGCTTACAACTATTCAACTGGTGCGGACTGGACTATCAAGACTTTAAAAGCATACGACCTTAGTAATAACGAATTGACAGATGGCACTAATAAATTTGTGCAAGGCTTTGCGAAAACTAAAATAGTTGCGGTATTTGAAAACACTAACCCGATAGATTTACCAAGCGTATTTGTTCGCTTTGGTGCTGAGGTGTACGAGAGCGGTGGCATTAGTGGTTTGCATACAATAGATTCACTTTATCCAGTTGCTGCGAGTGAATGGTTTGAGAATGATAGTAATGGTGGATTGATTGAATTAGTATTGAGCGGAAATGAGATAACGGCAACGGCTTACTTAGACAATACTAAAATACCAACTGGCGGAACTTTAACGCTTTATGCGAGAATTTACAACGGCACTCCAGCAGATGGTAAATTGACGGAAGCTGGTATATTTAAAGCGACGGAAGATGGCATTCTAAAACAACTTGAATAAATAAATTTGTGAGTAAAAAAATAATTTAATTTTGAATTTATGAGCGAGAAGATTAGCGAATATACAACAAGCGTTACAGCCTTAGCGAGTGGCGACCTTATGGATGTGAGTAAGTTGATTTCGACTTCTCCCGATGTTTATCAATCGCAAAAATTAAACTACTCGGTATTACTTACTGAGTTGAACGCTGACCTATCAATAACGCTACAAAGCGCATACAACGCATCCACGCAACCGCAGATATTAACATCTGTTGCTAAGGGTGGTGTAGTGATTAGAAGCGGTCAAGCGTTAGATACAAATTCAGTTTTAGAACTAAAAAATATTGCTGGCTCATCAACTTTTGTGGTAGGTGGTAATGGTATAGTTGCAACGGGCAACTGGCAAGCAACGACAATAGCTGCTGCCTTTGGTGGTACTGGTCAAACTTCATATACAGCAGGTGATTTGATTTATGCAAGCAATACAACAGCGATTGCAAAGTTAGGTATTGGAACTTCGGGACAAGTGTTAACGGTAAGTGGTGGTGGCATTCCTTCGTGGGCGGCTGTATCATCTTCTAACTTAGGCTCATCAAACTTAACATCAGCAGACGATGCAAGGACATTCACACTTAAAAGTGGGACAACTTCATCGCAATATTTTCAAATTTTAAATAGTGCAGGGGCTAATTTATATACAGCGAGAGGCGACAATAAAGTTATTTTTGGTTCATCATCAATAGGACTATCAATAGATAGTTACCTTAATAATTCTGTTAGTACGGACACTTATATCAATAACGTACTTTATAAAAAGCTAACAACTTCGGGACGATACGAAACTTATTATAATGCATCAGGCGCGGCAAAACTTGAAATCGATTCGATAGGTGAAATACGATTATATTCGGGAAAATTTCAAATATATAATTCATTAAGCAATTTAGTTTCCGATTTATCCATTGGTGGTAATATACCAACGCAATTATATGCCGATAACACTGGCACTAATTCTATTCAATTATATGGTGGTTCGGGGACTTCAATTGTTGCTAAATATTCGGCTGTTATTGGAAAGTGGGCTAATTCAAGCGGTCCACAATTTGAAGTTTTTGGCAGCGGCGCAACATCAGCAACAACAACGGCATTATTTCAAAATTCAGCGAGCGTTTCAGCATTAAAAGTAAAAGATGACGGCTATTGTATTTTTAGAGCAAAAGACGCCGTTATTCCTGACGGTGATTTAGGAAATAACGAAATGAGTTTTTACCTCGAAGAATCAACAAACGATTTGCATTTTAAAGTAAAATATTCAACGGGGACGGTAAAATCAGGAAAAATAAATTTAACTTAAAAAATATGTTAAAAATAACCAACACAGCAGAAACGGCATTTACATTCAGCGGAATAGAAATGCCAATAGGTCAAGATATTTACTTCTTTATCGAGAACTTCAATTCCAATAAAGGAGTGATGAATATTAACGCTTTCCCTCAAAAGTTAGTATCTGAAACGGTTGACGGTATAACGACAAACACTTATCATCCTTTGCCAAAAATTGACCAGTTGAAAAGCGTAGGAATCGAAATAACGGGTGATGAAGAACTAAGCAAAAACGGCTTAAAAGGCGTAGGACTTCGTGTAGATACTATTTACGAAGCATCGTTATTAGCAGTTAATTACTTTGAGGTGAACGTGCCATCAACAGCGGGCTTATTTTCAATCATCGGGTTAAATTTAGAAGCAATATAATTAAACAAACAACATGAAAGCAGAACAAAAAAAACAATTAGCAGACGCGTTAAACTACATTTATAGCATCAGCACAAAGGCAGCAGTAGAAAAACAATCTCACGATGTTTGTTTTGAAGCGGCAAAAGAAGTAATGAAGTATATCGAATCAATCGAAGTCGAAGAAACTAAAGAAGATTAAACGATGCCAACGGGAGAGTGCATAAAATCTAATTTCATTATCATAGGCACTAACCCTATCGAGGACGTGCCGAGTATTGGTGGCATTATACCAGCTTCACCCGTTGCTCAATGTTGTTCTAAAACTACATTCTTCGCAAGTACGCCAAGTGATGATGTGTTAAAAAATGATAAGACTTCTTTTTTGTGGGCGCTTTCTCCATTGGTTTCTGCTGCTGAAATGACTTTACAAAAGGCAAACGCGAGCGGAACTTTTGTCGATGTACAAACACTAAATGACAATGATTACGGTACATTCTATGCGCTTAACTTCAATAGCGATGACGACAATAGAAAGTACATCGGCTATCTCTTAGATATGCGCTTAGTTATCTTGGATGATGGCGCTGGATTATATCGCGTTAAGAATGTAATTGTTACCATACTTGGAAACAAATCTTTATATTCAAACGAATTTTGTTTAGCTGAATATTCTCCAGCTTTGATTAACGGAACGGTAAGAATTGAAACGTATACAAATGGTATTCGTGGCGCTGCTGGTTCACAAACAGATTACATCGACTTCAATTCAATTAATTGGTATAATCAAATTCGACTTAGTGGTATGTTTGGCTTTACATCAAGCGAATACACACGCGAAGAAGTTGAATATAACAACGGGCAAAAACAATGGGTAGTTGATGAGCAAAAAGAGAAGTACATTTTGAAGTTGAAACCTATTGAGCAAAGCACACGAAACTTCGTTAAGACCGATATTCTGCAAGCAGATGAAATCATTGTTACAGATTACAACAATACTAATCCTGATGAATTTATAGGTGTTTACGTTAAAGGTTCGGGAGGCTTTGAGCCACGACACAATATAAAAGAAGCGTTGCCAGTTGATATAAATTTTGACAGCGCATTTAATAATCAAAGAAAAAAACGCTGCTAAATGAATCCGCAAAGCATTACAATATTTCTAACCATTGGCGGAACATTCGTTGGAATAATAGCCTACTTTCTTAACCGATTGATTCAACAAGTGGATAAGATGACGGAGAAAGCGAATAGTATCGAAAATTCAATGACAAAATTAAGTGTCGAACTTTACTCCATCGATAAAAGATTGAGCGCAATGGAGAGAGATATATACGTTGTACATCGTAACGGAGTAACTAAATGAGTTTAGATGAAATTAATATAGCTTTTATTTCGTACGAACTATGACGATGTGGGAAAAGATAAAGGCAGAAGCTAAGGCACGTTATGTTATAGGCTTCATGATAGGAACTATTTTAGCGATTGCTTTTATACTTGCTTTTTTTGTTGAATATCCTAAAAATAATGAGGTCTTGATAGCAAAATTAGAAACAGCGTTTAGCATATCATTTGGCGCGTTTATTCAGCACGTTATGAAGACACCCGATAAAGAAAAAAACAATACTACAAATGGATAAGATAAGCACACACATAAGCTATGAGGAGGCAGTAAACAGCCCAACAGCAAAGGCAAAAGGAATAAGCAACGAACCAACATTAGAGCACTTGAAAGCAATGGTAACGGTGGCGGTGAAATGCTTTGAACCAGTGCGCAAATTTGCAAACGTACCTTTAAAGATTAATTCTTTTTATCGCTCACCTATCTTGAATAAAGCCATCGGTGGCGCGGTGGATAAGTTCGGACAAGCGAAAAGCCAACATTGCAAAGGTGAAGCAATAGACTTTACTGGCAATGGTAAAATAAAAAACTCTTTGCTTTTTCAACACATTAAAACTAATCTTGAATTTGACCAGCTTTTGAACGAGTATCCCGTAAACGGTGAACCAACTTGGATTCATGTTAGTTATAAAGAGGGCGCGAATAGAATGCAGATATTGACAGTTGACAAAGAAAGTCCGAACGGTAGAGGGTATAAGAAAGGAGATTGCAATGAATAAGGAGGTAGCAATAAGAGATATAACAATTTTAGTGCTGGGCTTTCTAACAATCATGCTACTATTTAAAGGGTGCAACGATAGAAAAAAAAGCACATCGCTTGTTATCGACTTGCAGAATTATAGCGATAAGGTTAAAGAGTATGAAGATGCAAACGGTAATCTAATTGAATACAACGCAGCTATGCAATTACTTGTTGACCAAAAGAGCGATGAGGTGCTGGCTATCGAAAAAAGATTAAAGTTAAAAGATACGGAGGTGTTGATAAAGTATAAATCAATATTTAAGTACGACACAATCAAGCACGTATTTCGTGAGCAGTTGCCTTGTACTGCCTTCATTGATTCATTTAGTATTGATAGTGCTTTCTTTAAATTTGATGCTGTTATAACGGAAAAGAATTTTAGCCTATACAACATTCAAGTCCCCAACGAGCAGACATTCATTATAGGTAAAAAAAAAAGCAGCTGGCTTAAAGATGATTCGCTTTCTGTAATAGTTGAGAATAGCAATCCAAACATAAAAGGAGAAAGCCTGAGAGCATTCACCTTCAAGCCTTCCCCTAAGTGGTACAATAGTTATAAATTCAAAGGTGCTTTATTTGCTGCTGGTGTTATTGGTGGCTTCTTGCTTGCTAAATAACGAGGCTGCAACCTATCACAATCATCGCATAGATACCATTTATCAACAGCAATAGGTTTGCCGCATCGTGCGCAATAATTTTGAGGCATATTACTTTAGTTTTTCGATTAAATAATCGGTTTTAACAATGCTTATTACTATTTTGTCTAATAAATATTTATTCCAAGAATCTATTTCTTTTAGTAACTCATTTTTAAATTTCTTCACCTCCCTTTCGCTTTCCTGTTGAGCGTATTCCTTCATTGCCTTGTGAAAGTAAAGGATATACTTTTCGGATACCTTTTCGTTGTGCGTTTCAAAACATTCTTTGAAATGCTTATTCATTATTTCGTCTGCTGTTTGCATATCACTCTTGCTTTTGTTGTTGTTGTAAAAATAGGTCGAATAGTTCATTTATCGTGAAAAGTTTGCCATGCATCCCATCCGAAAAATGCCTATAACCTGATTCATACTTAATGTAGTTTGAAATCTTCATCCACTCGAAAAACTCCACCGCCTCACTCTCTCTCTTTTTAGCGTTGGCGATGTAGCAGGAAATATAGCCTTCTTGTTTAGCATCGTTAATATCGTTGTCGAAATACCCCATTCCTGTTTCTTTTGATGGATAAACCTTCTCAGCCTCTAAACGGGCTTCTTGTAATAGTTGTTCTTCGTTCATAATTTATTTTTCTTTTAGGGTTAGTGATTAATTAATTCAGGGTTTTCGTAGATGTTGCCACATACTGAAATTTCATCATAACTAATGTTGTGGGCGTTCGAGTGAAAAGAAATAAATGTTTCATATCTTTCACCTTTACTTATCCAATATCCAAATGCACCTAAATAATATTGAACGATATTTAATGTGCCAAACATAAGAAGTATGTCGCCCTCGTAAATTTCTTTTTTATCCTTATCTTTTAATCCCGTGTATTGCATCAATGTTAAACCATTCCCTCTATACTTCAACATTGAATTAAAATCCCACGTACTTAAATATCCCCAATCAATCATATTTGGCACTGGGTTTGGGTGTTCAGGATGAAAACTATACTCCCACGCTCTAAATTTAATTTCTCTATTCATACTATTTTTCTTTAGGTGGGTTATTTAAAGTGTTAATATCAATTGCTAATCCTTTTTCGATTAGTCCGAATACATCGAAGTGCCATTCAAATAATTTTGAATATACATCTTTGTAAACGTCAATAGAATTAAGTCCAATTTGTCCTTTATTTTGATGGATAATAACCCCTGTAGAATTTAATCCTAAATAAAATTTATCTGTACCCATATTATGAAATGGCACAAATTTTTCCCCGTTTACCTCAATTTCTTTTGTGAGGTCGGAAAGAGGGCGAAGTATTAGTTTCATCCTTGAAAAATGCACGGTATCACTAAAAGGAAAGCGATTTGTTCTATAATTTAGTACCCTGTTTGGAATATTAAGTGAATTTACCTGCCCTACTGATGGCTTGTGTGGCTTTTCATGTGTTTCTATAATCATTAATTCATAAGGCAAATAAGGCGCTAAGTGTTTTAATTCTAATTTCTCCATAATTTATTTTTATTTAGGTGGGTTAATTGCACTAAGATATTCACTTGCTTGTTGCTCGTAGTCAAAGTCATAATTGTTAATCATTTTGTTGTCATTCAAATAACATAAAAAATCAATTAATCTTTCTTTCTCCCCTTCATTGCTTACAGTGTTTTTGGAGGCGGAAAGAATAGCACTTTCAATCATTGCTTCTCTTTGCTGCTTAGATAGGCTGCAATCGTTAATTCTTTTTAAAGCCTCTAACATTTGTTCGTTAACATTCTCCTTGATGTTGTATCCGAACTTTGCGCCATTTCTCCAATTATACCTTTCACTAAATAACTCATCGTCATACTCGTCTAAAGGGAATAGCTTCAAAGCCTCCTCTTCAATTTGTTTTAAAATTTTATCTTCCATTTTGGGGTTGTTTATTTAGTTCAACACTTATTTTATTAGCTTCTTTCAATGCTTCCTCCGCCCTTTCAGTCATGAGAACTTTAGATAGTTCGTCTGCTGCTTTTAAGTGCGCATAGTAGCTTGATTGAAGTATCTGCTGTTTAATGGTCATACCATACCTAACTATTTACTGGTTCAATGTTTAATTTAACTTCTGTGATTGAAATTGCTCGCTTATGATGTTCTCTTGCATCTTCCATAGAGTAATACTGCGAAAAGAATCTATAAGGAACATCTGTTTTTTGGCTCAATGTTTCAATCATAAAAGTTTTCCACTCTTTTTGTGTAGTTGATAAAGATTCTCGATATAATTTAAGCCTTTCAGTATAATGAATAACATGCCATTTATAAAGTCCAATTAATTCCTGAGGTGCGTTGTTGCTTTTCAGCCAATCAAGGTGCTTCTCCTCATTTCTAATCATTGTTTCTATTTTATTCGCAATTTCTATTTTCATATGCAATTAATTGAATGATTTTGAATAAGTGTTTTTACGTTCAACTTTAAAACGGTCGGCTTTTTGAAGCGGCTTATAAAAAAGTCAGCCATTCTCTCAGCAGTTCTTAACTGGTCTTTTGTCTTGCAGCTTACAATAGTGTCAATCACCTTTAGGTAAGCGCGTTCGGTTTGGTATGCGTTCATAATTAAAGTTTTAGTTTGTTTGTAATTTCTTCAATCATCTTGGTTATTTCTTTGTTGTTGCTAAAGGCATCGTAATCGCGCAAGGCTAAAAGTAATAAACCTTTTTCATAGCTTTCTAATGATTGAGGTTCTTTGGTTGTTTTTTTATCTGTTTTCATTATATTAAGGATTTAATTACGTTTTTAATTGCTTCTATTTCGTTATCGGTACAAGGTATTTCATCGCCTTCGCTGGTGATATAATAAGCCTCGTTAATCTCGTTCAATTCGCGTTCAAGTAAATAGTCTGCTGGCTCCCAGCGTGTTTCTCTGCTATACGCAACAAAGGTCTCCGTTATAGTTGCGTTAACCACGAGGCTAACATTACCCATATCAATTTCAAATTCAAAGGTATCGGTATCGTAATCGCCCACACCATCAAAGTTAAAATCTAATTTGTCAATCGCGCTAACTATATAGCGTCTGTGTTCTAAAAATTTGTTAATGTCGTACATATTATTTTCCTTTAACAAGTGTATAACT